ACGAACTTGTGCAAGTTCATTTTGAATAGCGTAAAAGTTGGGATCAATTGGTTGAGTTTGCACTTCACCCATGTTGATGCCGTATTGTTGGGCTAATTGGGCAAAATATGCTTGTTTCTGTTGTGGTGATCCGTGGCGCAAAACATTGTCGGCTTCCATCAAGGCTTTGACAGCCTGTGGCGCTTCAATGCCCAAACCACGGATATTGTTCATGTACGGCTCAATGGCCTGCTGCATTTGGTCAGCATATTGAGCTTTAGACAGCAAAGGCTGAACGCCTGCCCTCATTTCTTCTTCACGTTTCCAAGCGTATTCTTTCAGCTTTGGGTCAGCGGTTGTCCAGGCTTCGTGATAATCCTTCTTCCACGATGCTGGTGGACGCTCCCAAACTGGTGGCTCTGGTGGTGGCTCAAGATTGGGTTCGGCTTGAGTCTTTACTGCCTCGACTGGTGCTTCATTCTGAACTTCGTCGAACTGCTGTGACAGTAATTCCCGACGATCCGGTTGTTCAGTATTTTCCAATTTATACCCCTTTAGGTAAATTTACGGCGTAGTTGTGAAAGAATTTGATTTGCTTGTTTGTGCGTCATGTTCGCCAGTTGTTGACGCATGACCTCTCGCCTAGTGTCAATTACTGGCGGTGGCTTGCTTTCCATCTTTTCGTTGCCAATCTCAATGCAATTATGTTGTCTCAAATGGTCACGATGCACCGAACGGCTCGTAATCATAGAACCGTCAATCATTGATTTGTAGGGTTGAATGTCAGGCATAACCATTGGCCCAAGGCTGTCGTAATGCTCTTTTGAGCCTTTTTCGACCAATTCGCCATTAACGTAAATGTAAGTTTTTCTCATAGCAGTAACAAAACGTCCTCGTCATCCATTTCAATTAAAGCATTATAAATTTGATTAACTTTGTCAAAATTAGCAAGCATCGCATCGTAATCAATAATTGCTGGCGCTTGTTTTGTGGCTTGCGTGATGACAAACGGTTCAGCAATTTCCTTTGCAACCTTAGGTTTACCTTCTACAATTTGCTCAAACAAAGCAATAATTTCATCTCGTTTTGCTTTATTTTTAGCTGCTAATCGTTTGCGCTCCAATTCTTCTTGTTTTTTACGCTTTCCACCATCGTGAAAATCATAAATAAGAATAGGCTGCGGCAACCCAACAAGCACCGATGCGAATGGTAATTGGCAAAACGCTGATAAACCAAACATACTAATACCCTTTAAGCCCAAACTCTGCGTGGAACAACGGGATGCACCTCAAACGGAGCTAGCACAACACCGTCCTCGCCATCTACGAGTCGGATGTTAATGTGCCAACCTTCCTCGGGTATTGGTGGGGGAGGATTCTCAGGGTCAGGGATAGGTTGCTCAACGTACAAGATACCGAGCGTGTCGATGTTCTGGTAGTTAGGCGTGGTGTAAGCCTCAACGATTACTATGCCGTCCTCGTCCACTTCTTCAGGATGTACTGTGTAAAGGTAAGAGTCAGCTTGGGCTTCGTCTGCGAAAAGTAGGTATAAGTCTGCATACATGATTTATCCTGTGATGGCTTGGAGTTGGGCGTTTGTTAAGCGCAGCGGGTAGTAGGCAAATTTCTTGATGTGCGTAGAAAATTCACTACTCGATAGAAATTTACCAATTAACATTCTGTCCATATTTTTAGGGACGATTCCAGATGTGTCAGTCAACGGAGTAGCGCTATTTGTTGATTGTGCAAAATTATTAAACTGATAAGCTCCAGCCACTTTATATAGCACACCTATATTAAGCACATTATTTGCTGTAAACAAAAGCGCTTGGTTTGCGCCATCCTCTCTAACCCAAAAAGACGTTGATTGACCACCACTACCGCCTGCGTTTTGCCCTATAGCTGTTCCAACCAAATTAGTTGTAGCAGCAATGTTAGTAATTGCAAAAGCGGTTTGGGCAGTTGAAGAAATGTTTGTGGGTATTGCCTCTAGATACAACGTCCCTTCCCCAGCGTTATACCAACTACTAAAGTTCGTCCCCGTCATGCTCGCAGCATCAGCCGCACGGGTTACTTGGGATGCTACTGTTGGGATGTAGGATGTGGCAAACGCTCCGGCTTCGAGTTGTGCGCCCCAGATAAAAATGCCTGAGTAGCCGTTGCCTGTTGTGGCGCTGGAGTTTGAAGGCACAACTAAAATTCGCAACCCTGTCTCTGTCCCGCTAGTAAACGTGAGGGTAAATCTGTACCATCCGTTACCGACTACCGTTCCTGCACTTGCTGACGCAGCCGTAAATGTTCCCGCCGCTGCCGCTGCCACTAGTATTGAGCCATCTACCAACGAAACAGTTACGTTTGCGTTGTTTGCGCCACTGGCGGTATCACGCACAAAAAGTCTAGCGGCGTTAAATTCACCAGCTTTAGCGTAGTAGCTGAAAGAGTATGTCGTTGCAGTAGCTGCCTTACTTACGGCTTGATATGATGTAACAGAAGCTGCACTAGTAGACACACTTCCTCCTGAGTCTACAACTATCTTATCTCCTGTCAGCGAACCATCAGGCGCAACAATAGTGTTGGCAGAAATTGTCGATGCTGTTTTCGTCCAAGCAGCATTATCAAACTCACTCGAATACGTCAGCAAATTGCTTCTGCTTTCCTCAATCAAAAACCCCAAGCTCTCGAAAGTCGTAGGGTTGTGATCGAAACGTGCCACGCCTGATGCGGCTGACTCTAAGACAGGAATGTAGTTTGTAATCGGCTGTGTGGTTGTGACTGTGTAGGCTGTGACGGCTGAGCGTTGTTCTAGCTGTGCGCCCCAAACTTCAATGGCATCACTGCTATTTACAACACGAATACCCGCAGTTTTAGCACCAGCAGCCACAGTCTGAGTAATATCGTATCTTGCCCAACTTGCTGTAATTACTTTTGTATTCCATGTGCCATTATCTGCGGCAATTTGAATATCGCCTGTTCCAGTAACTCTACGCAGATAGACACTAAAAGTATAAGAACCAGCAATTGCCGTGTACCCTTGCGTTAAAACAGCGTTTGCAGCACTAGCAGTAAACTCAGTAGCAGTAGATGTGCCATCTGGAGCAGTCTTTGCGGTAACAGGAGTTAAACTGGTAACTGTCCATGTTGCACTATAGTCCTGACTCCGCAGTAACAAATTCTCCTCAGCCTTAGCTGTGCGAGTGCCGTAATATGTGGCTGTCGATGCACGGGTGTAGGTAATTCGGGGATCGAGTGCTTTAGTCAGCGCAAAGGAAAGATTGAGCGAGGGGGAGATGGTTGGGAAGTTTTGTGCGATGCTCATAATGTGTCCTTATACCGAAGTCACAGTTTCCCAAGCCAAGCCTGAGTAAACGCAGAGTTTTGACAAGGTTGTATCGTAGACCATAAGACCCGCCGCAGGAGTAACAATTGCGTTCTTTTGCGCAGTGGTCATGTTGGGCATTCTCACGCCCTTGGTAGTGCTTTGTACGTCTAGGATAGCTGATGCGTTGGGTGAAGCTGTACCAATACCCACGTTGTTAAAAGCGTTGATACGAATACTTTCTGCGTTGTTAGTGCGCAACGATATATCAGCATCGCTGTCAATACGCATTATTGATGTTGCTTCTGTGTAGTCAATAAAGGCTCGTTCAGCACCGCTTGCAACCAATAAATTTAATTTGGGTGCATCGCTACCACCAACAGATAGCTTTGCAGAAGGCGAACTCGTACCAATACCTACGTTGCTTGCGTTAGTAATCCTTATCACCTCAACACCACCTTCAGCAAAAGCAATGGTGTCAGCAGCAGGGAAGAACATACCCGTATTTGTGTTAGTTGCAGATACTAATGAAGGCGCAGCGGCTGTGCCAACCTGTAGTCCAACTTGCCCCGCAATGTTTGTAGCATTCTGATACGCTAAGTTACCGAGATACTGGTTCAGCGGAATCTCGTTGGCTGCTGTGCCGATGTCGGTTTGGACTACCGCAGGGCTAGAGTTTTCAGTCAGGGTTGTAAAGTTACCCGTGTTTGGTGTTGTTGCCCCTACTGTGCCGTTAATGTTGATGGAGGCTGTACCAGTCAGGTTTGTTACCACACCAGATGAGGGTGTACCTAAAGCAGGAGTTACTAGAGTGGGCGAAGTTGCCAGCACCATGCTACCTGTGCCAGTCACTGAGTTACTCAGCGTAACTCCACCATATGTCAAAGCGCCTGAAGTTGTAATAGCGCCTACACCGAGAGTTCCTACGCCCGTCATGTTGCCCGTAGTGTCAGCAATAGTCACAACCGAGTTTTGGACAATCTTGCCGGTAGTACCGTCAAAACGTGCTACAGCGTTATCCGTAGCAGAGGCAGGGCCGTACACATCGCCCGATGCCGCACTAGACCAAGACAACACGCCTGAACCGTCTGTAACCAATGCCTGACCCGCTGTGCCGTCATCCGCTGGCATAGTCAGCGTGTAGCTCGTTGCAATGGTTGATGGAGCTTGCAATGCTACATATTGACCGCCCGTGGTGTCCTGCAACCGCAAATCACCTTGTGCGGTAATGTCTAATTGAGTAGCACTTGCCGATCCTAATGGAATGGCATTGCCGTTTTCGTCTTTATAAATTGATTTGCTTGCTGGTTGCGTAACAAAGACGTTTTTAACGCCCGCAACAAAGTTAATAAAACTTCCCGTATTTGAGGAAATTAGCGTTGTTCGTGCAAGTGTGCCTGCGCCAACCGTGCCGATACCGACTTCCCATTGTTCGGTAGTCTGACCGTTGATTGTGTAATAACAAGTATTACCGTTGCCAATTCCACTTGAGAATGTTTGATAACCTGTCTGTGCGCCAGCTAAAGCAAACGTGCCTAAGCCCTCACTTGTAGACGTTTCTAAAACTCTATCTGCAAGAACAAGTGCCATTATTGAATTACCTCCACGCCCATCGCTTTACCGTCTGGGCCACGAATCAATCGTTTAGGCGCACCGACTATGTTTTTTACGCCTTCAATTTGTTGCATGGTTTGCGCTTGCAATGCCATCATTGACTGATGCAATTGCGCCATTTGACTGATTGCTTCTTTCATACTTTCGGCAACTGATACGATCATTTGCTGATTTGCAGATTCTTGTTGTTCAAGCAATGGAATGTCGTAGCCTGGGTTAGCAGCGATACGAGCTAAATTGATCTTATTTTGCGCCTCGTATTCAGTTTTCCAATACTCAAACCGTTGCTTCTGATCTTCTAACGCTGCCTCACCTTGCGCTTTAATTTGCTCAATTTGTAAGTCAGCCTCAACCCGTGATTGCTCACGTTGTTGATCCATTTGCGCTTTAATCATCTCTGGGTCAGGTTGGGGTGGTTGCTGCGAGGCTTGTTGCTGTTTCATTTTAATTTGTTCCATCGCTTGGTCAATCGTGCCTTCAATTGGCGCAGCTTTCTTGTATGCGCCAACACCAAACTTAACCAGTTCAATCAACATAGGCACTAATTCTGGTGCTTGCTGACCCATTGGCAACGCTTGAGTCAAAAAGCCACCCATTGCTTGCAAGAATTCAACCCGATCACGCTTGTTCTGTTGCTCGTCAATCTGCACCAAGCTATCCGAATCGACCTGAATCCGGAACGAGCGTAAAGGCTTGTCTTGCAACAGCATCAGCGCCTGTGGGATCAGCGCTTGATCTGCTGGCTGCATTGCTTGGGCAGCTGCGTACTGCAAGATTGTTGAGGGTTGAAACTTAGTGCAAATAACCTGTGCTTTTAATTGAAATAGCTCACTCGCAAACAAGGCAACATCTTCTTGCATTGCTCGCAAGCGCAATCCTGCATACTGACCTTTAATCTGTTGTGCTGTCGCTGTTTCACTCGCTGCGCCTTGTCCCCGAACAATGTCACTAATACCTGTAATTTCAAAGATTGTGCTTTTAATTTCATCTTGCGCCCGATAACATTGCAGCAAAGCGTTTGCCAATGTATCTAATGGCAACAGATCAATTGATCCCTTTAAACCACCTTTCTCAGAGAACCCCATCCACTTATCAACAGGGATGAGTGTGTTGTTATCACCCTCTGTCAAAAGACGCTGCAAGGTGGGTTGTGATGCGTCATAGACCCCACGCACACGCAAGGCTTTAATCATGCCATCAATGCGGTCACTCAAAATATCTAAATCATTCGCTTGGTCTTGATACAGCACAAAGTCTGGCACAGGCACAAGCGTGTCTGAAGTCATTGTGGCGTACAAAGGCTTGGCGCACGGGAAGAAATTCTCAAGCCCTAGCGGATCGTCACGCTCGTCCAATATGTTTGGGCAGCTCTTGCTAATCCAGTAAACTTTGCCGCTTTCCTTATCCCATATCTCGCATATCTTGGCTCTTGTGAAGTCTTTGGATTGCGTTGAATACTGTTTGTTCGTCTCTGGCCCTGCATCCAACGGTATTGATTTAGCCATCTTTTCGCCAAATCGCTCAACAAGGCTTTCTTTCGTCATGTACACCCAGCGCCAGACGCTTGTGACTTCTTCCCATGTGCGAGCTACCGAATGTCCAAAGTCTTTCCAATGCACATAGTCAGTTGGCGCACATTCGTACTCAATTTCCTCTTGCGGTTCGGCTTCCATGCCCATAGCGCCATCAGCGCCAGGCATCGCAGTCTTGACTTGCTGACCCGTGCTGTCAACTTCGTCAACATCTTCAGTAATTTGCAACCCATCTTCAGGAATGTCTTGATCCCGAACGTGCGGCTCGTAGCGCACCCAAGCCACGCCACGCCCACCCAAAAACCTATCCTCGACTGCGTGTCTCATGGTTGACCGAAAATCGGAATAATGCTCGATTTCAAAGTCAAGCGCTCGTTCAATCAATTGGCTAGCAACTCTAGCAACTGGATCGTTGTCCCCAAACCGTCGAGATACATCAGCCTTTGGCAATCGAGCATATACGGCAGGGATTAGCGTCTGTACGTTAGACCACAGAATGTTGAACTTTGCAGTCTCGTTCGTGTTCTGGTTGCGGTTGTCATCACGATAGCGCTTGACTATCTTTTGTGTGCGACCTTCCCACTTTTTAAACTCGTTGTCGTATTGGCTGATTACATTTAGCCACTTTTGAACGCCTGTAAGTGCTTCCATTTCAATATCTCGCAAAAATTACGTCACGGTTGACCCGTCCGACAATCTCATAGCCCCAACTTGCAAGCAATTCAATTGTATCTTCGTTGCTGTACCCGTAACGATTGCCTAAACCTTTAAGCTCAAGCGTGATAATTGGGTATGTTTTCTTAATTGTTCGCTCTGCACCCAATATCGCTTGATGCTCTGAGCCTTCAATGTCTAATTGTAAAAAGTCGCAATCATGCACATCTAACGAGTCAATGGTAATAACTT